ATAGTAGACGGCGTTCTAGGTGTAAAGAGTGTGGGGGAAGTTAAATATGTGAACATAGAAGACAGCGTATACATTGTAAAATCTGTGATCTACAAGGATACTTAATAAAGTTAAGGAGAAGTAGAAGATCTCGAGTTATAAAATCCTCAAACCCAACCCATACACTGGCTGACCTTTGTATGACAACTAAAGAGTGGGTGAAGTATCTGAATAAAACATTTGAAGATAGGTATGGACGACCTATAACAGATAACGATGATGTTCACATAGACGAAATAATCCCATGCTTTGCGTGGAATTTGCCAGAAGACAATAAGTATTGTTGGCACTATCTGAACTCTCAGCGTTTATTAGATAAGGACAATCTATCCAAAGGTAAGTCATACAAAGAGGAGGATAAGCTTGCTATGATAGAAAGAATTCAATCTTCATTATACACATCCTCATCGGAAATGGGTTGAATTTCACATTTGGGTGGTTCAACTTCCTTTTTCTTTCTCGTTGTCTTCTCCTTGGGCTTGGGTAACTCATCCAAATGTTCTCTGTAATAGAGAACCTTGTCCCAGAACTCTTTCATGACTGGGAGGTATGTCTTGAACCATTCGCGGTCCCTCTTCACATTAACAACTACAAACTCCTCTGGACGAGGCCAATTAGTCTCAGCTGGTTTATATTGAATAAAATCTACTTCTTCTAAGTCCAAAATCTCCATACAAAGTTGAATTTGTGGTACGTAATGTTCTGGTACGCATGCCTCAATCTTACGACTCATTGGACACTTGATTTCAACGAGCTTACCAGATTCAGTGACACCATCGGGGCTTCCACCCAGCCAATTGTAGACTGGATGTGGACAAAGACCAATTTCATGGACGACTTCCCCATATCTTTCTTCATAGAGGATTCTTGCCTCATTTTCATACTTCTCACCATGTCTGGTAGCGTCATTGCCACTGAACTTTTCACCAACGCCACACTTCTTTCGAAGAAGGTCCTCGGGTGTCTCATATTTATTATGACCAATCGCAGTAGCTACATCGGATGCTGTGAGCATATTCCCACGAAGCGCTAACCATTCCTCAGACTTTTGCGCAGCATATTCTCTTTCAATTGCTTTCTGAACGTTTGGATGCATATTGAACTAATGGAGTTTATAGTTTTTAAGTTGCTCAAAGAATGCTCGAGCAGCGAGTTGTTCAGCTTGTTTTTTACTTTTAGCCTCCCCTCTCCCCCCAAACTGGTTATTAATATAGGCATCTATGTAAAACATACCATCCTGTTGTCCGGCGATACGATATTCTGGGAGTGGAAAGTTCATAATTTGAGAGTAGCGCATGAGATGATCTTTGAAGTTATCATCAACCATGATAGCATCCAAGTTAATGTACTCTGGATTTGTATAAATCCGTAGAACAAACTCTTTAGCGTGAAGAAGACCCAAATCCATGTAGATGGCACCGACGAGGGCTTCAAAAACATCTTCCAAAATCTTTGGGTTATTGTTCCACCCATTACGCATCCCCTTCTCATCCATGACAACCATATCATTGAGACCCATCTTAAGCGCAATATTGGCGAGAGTTTCACTGCGAACGAGTTTTGTACGAGCTTTGGTGAGGAAACCTTCTTGGCGACATTCATACCGGTCGAACAAGAACTTTGTGATGATAAAACCGAGAACTGAGTCACCCATAAATTCGAGAGTCTCAAACGATTCAGAACATTCCTCATATTCTTTGATTGCGGATTTGTGCGTAAATGCCTTTTGGTACAAAGATAGGTTCTTAATCTTTGTACCAACAAGTTTTTCAATCTGGGATTGTTCAATTAACATGTTGCCCTTTGTATTAGAAAGTGTTATTTTTTTAAGCCGTCTTCACGTAATGTGGGGACAGGTACTTTTGAAGGTTGAGGTAGGTGACTTGGACACCAGCTGGTGGTGCGAGGAGGTCACGGAGAACGTCGTCCAAAATGAGCTGACGACCGTTTTCTGGGTGCTTGAGACCTCTTTCCGTGATGTACCGAGTAATGAACTTGGTGACTTCAGAGCGGGAGATGAATTCATCATCAGCGAGTCCCAAGAATACGCGCAACTTAGGCGACACTTCTTGCTTTCGGTTGAAACCATTATTCGTTGCACGAGCCTTAGCCTTTTCGCCATCTGGGTCTTCCTGCGTAGACTTGATCTTACGAACAATCTTCGTGAGAATCTTAACTTCGGCGCGGAGAGCAGCAATTTCAGTTTGAATAGTTTCAAGAGACATCTTATATCAGTACTAGCACCTAAATCTTTAAGTTATGATAAGTACAACAATAGAAACGCAATCGTGACCAATAATAAAAATACATAGTCTTTTGGTTTATAAGTCTCCAATTTACTTTTAACTAAAACGGGGCGTTCGACAACTCGAAAAGGTTCACGAGGTTCTACTTTAGGAGTTTGTCCAGGACATCCACTATCGCAACAGTCTGCTGGACATGGTGAGACATATGGACCTTTTCGAGCGCCACAGAACTGGTTCTTTCGTGGGTCACCAGCATCAGAGTATGCATAACATCTACATTCATCGATTACACTGCAGACCATTTATTATGTAGCAATATAATAATGGACACTGAAATTTATTCAGAAGCGGTCATTAACAGATTCTTGAAAAAAAATTTATTCTTCAATGACCAAATACTTGAAAAGTATTATGAAGATGGTAACTTGTCGGCATTCAGGAAGAGAGTATCTAGACTTCACAAACAATCGAGCTTTGAAAAGATGGTCTATGCGTACGTCACCGACACTATTCGTGATGTTATTTTCAAGACAATTGGGGAGCTTTCGGAGTTCACCAAGTCTATGGGGGACCTCATTATTTCAGGTGGTGAAGCGTTCAACATGTATCTCGATCGAAATGATCGGCTCATCGCGAGTGATATAGATACAAAGTTCATTCCTCGAGTCAAATATAACGATAAATATTTTGGTAAACTTCAAGCGATTAAGTTAATCCTATGGAATAAGTTGGGGGAGACGGCAAAAAAGATAAATATGAAGGTCAAGCAACGTCTCTCGAGACCAAACAAAATCGCGAGGTTCATAGGGTTAGGCTTTTCTGAAACTGGACCTTATGTGACTAGACGGTATACTCTCATCAAGAAGAAGAAATCTGGGTCTGGGAGTGAAGTCACACCCAGTGATGTCTTCATTGATGTTGAATTATTTGCCCTTGACCTCAATGTACGTTACTTTTCAATTGAGAAAGGTGCGATAACTCAAGAAGTCCTGGGGGGTATCTTGGATATGCCATTCATGCGCCCAGGTGAATTTGGGTATGAGGTCATACAATCAAAGAAGCAGGGGATTACGTACAAAAATAAGGATACTAATGCGATGGTTCACGACAAGCGGGTATTCATTGCAGGTAAGCGATTTCTCTTGGATGACGTCTACCTCATGCAAAAACTTGGTCTTCGCCCAGAGAAAAAGGAAAAGGACCGCCAACGGTTGTACAAATTGTCCAAATTGATTACAAAAGATAATAGTATTCAACCTACGGATAGTATTAATACCATATATGAACGTACGTACAATAAGGTAAAATCGCACCGAGTATTACTTCGACGTGAAGGTCGTGTGAAAATGTCATTGGCTTCCAAGATAAACCCAAAGAGTTACTCAGAGTACACGACAAAACCTGTGACTGAACGACTCTCCAAACAAATTGTGTATGGCGTCAAAGCATCTCTCCCCAGTATCAATATCCCAGGTTTTGCGAGAACGTATGGTACTTCGAGATTTGACTTGAACAAACAAAAATGGATACGTAATAAATCAAACGCATACGTACACAATGAATATAACTTCAGACCACTCGTCGGTAAACAACTTCCAAAAAATATAAATACTGCCAAGGTGTTGTATGGGTACAAAGCAACGCGCGATAAATGGGTTTCACCCCAACTCTTACGAAAGGCATCAGAAATTCCATTTGTTGGTTTAAAGAATTGACGTCTAAAATACACATAAATGTTATACCAAGCTCCAGCAAAAGGAGACGATGGTCTCTACTTCGTAAAAGCTCTCAATGATACGAAGCGTAAGTGCCTCATTCAATTGAATAAGGTCAAGGTTATTCTCGCATCAGGAGACATTGTTCTTGATCTCGCTTCAGATGCCAATATCTTGAAGATTGATGCCGTGGATACACTCAATCTCGAAGCTGCCCGTGACAATTGTGAGACTTGGTTCGGAAAGCAATTGTCTGAAAATATCATTCGCGGTGCGTATACACCAAGTGTTGTCGATGGGCAGTTTACAGGCGAACGCATCGAGAATACTAAAGTTTTCAACGCACAACAGGAGCTCGTTGACTTCGAAAGTATCCAGCCCGGTATGACTTGTGATGTCATCCTCGAATTTGCTGGAATTTGGTTTGCCAAAAAATCATTTGGTTCAACTTGGAATGTTGTCCAGGTCAAAGTTCATCCAGCCCCAATTTTGGATACTTACCCAGACGGCTATGCCTTTGTTGATGAGGAATAAAAAATTTGTTGACCATATATAAAAGATGATGAATAAGATGAATAAGGGTCGCACCCAAGGACTCATGATGGTCGCTGCCGTCGCCGTATTGGTCTATTTGCTCTTCACAATGAACAAAAAGTCTAAATATTCTATTGCCGAACGTGACTATTTCACGCTCGATGACTTTGCTCCAGCCGCTGGTCCATCGGTTGCCGCCGTTCCAGTGCAAAATGGTTGCGGTATGGAGAAAGGTGTTGGCTTAGCGTCCTCCCTCCTCCCCCGTGAAGTTGCATCGGATGAGGATTTCGGTGAGTTTGCTCCAGAAGACATCCTCGCAGGACAAAATTTCCTCGAACCCCGTCAACAAATTGGCTTCCCAGAGACCGTCGGCGGTGCTTTGCGTAACGCCAACCAACAAATTCGCGCGGATCCACCAAACCCCAAGGCTCCATTCGTTTGGAATAACAGCACCATCGTTCCCGATTTGATGCAACGCGATTTGTGCTAATCAACTTAAAGATTAGACCCTAGCTTTATGTAATAATGTCAGTACCTACCGAACTCTCTGCGAGTGTCGCCAAGCTTGTTGAACTCTCAAAGCAGCTCTCTGAAGCAAAATCTGATATCAAAATCCTCACTCAAGAAGAAAAACGCCTCAAGGAGGCTGTTAAGAAGCATATGATTGACCAGGGTATTGATACCATTAACCTCAGGAAAGGCAAGATTAGCCTTCGTACATCAGTCCGTAAAGGAACCATGAATAAGGACGCAATTCGTGACGGACTTCTTAAGTTCTTTGGTGGCGATGAAGCCATGTTGGAAGGCGCTCTCAACGCCATCCAGGACATGATTAAAGTCAGAGAATCTACGTCTATCTCATTAACTGGGATAAAAGAAAAGTCCGATGAAGAAGATAAGTAATACAAATGGTGTGGAGTCAATATATTGAGGACGCCAACACAGGACTCGATGTTATTCCGAGCGACGAGGAACATTTTGAAGATGAACTTCATCTCAGTACAGAAGATTGGCAAATTAAGTACTCAGATGAACTTTGGGCATTGTGGGATCTGGTGAGAGAACTCATTCGAGATGCCTATTTAGAACACATTCTACTCACGGAATGTGACTTTTCAGATTTTGCAGAATTTTGTTACATTCAGCACGAGGACAGTCATGGTTACGTTTGGTCACCCTATGAAACTAATTTAGCATACATTTGGATTCGTATGCAAGATTACATTGATGATTTGGGGTTATATAATGAGATTATGACGAATGCAACCTTTGACCACTGGCTTAAGTTTGTTATTCGGTATAGTAGGCAAAATAATATCACTATATATTAAATATGCTCCCCGATATCACGTCCAGAAAAGTTGCTGTTCCAGCGGCCCTTTTTTTTGCACTCAGTCCAGGAGTCCTCGTGACTTCAGATGGACAAGACGCCAAGTTTATGTCAGGTCAAACAACCCAAGTTGCAGCTTTATTTCACGCACTCCTATTTCCAGTCGTTTACAGTGTTGTCGCAAAAATGATGGGTCTTGTGTTGACAAAGACGGATTTGATTGTGACGACCTCACTTTTCTTGCTCCTCAGTCCAGGTCTCTTCTTGACCATTCCTCCAGGTTCTGGGGGTCTTTTCCGCTCCGGGCAAACGAGTATCGCGGCAGTGTTTACCCACGCCGTGGTCTTCGCAATAGTGTTTGCGATTTTGCGTCGTCAATTTCCTCAATTCTATTAAATAGGAGAATGAAGTACCTTGTTTTGGGTCCAGCTTCAATGGGTATCTATTCATTGATTGGAACTCTGAAGGCACTTGAAACAAAACTTGTGGATGTGAAGGAGATATCTGGATCCTCCGCGGGTTCTATTTTGGCTCTTATGTTAGCAATGGGGATGTCCGTAGATGAGATCTTAGAACTTTCTTTATCCTTGAATATCCCCGAATTTGTTAAATTACGCATAGGCTCCTTTTTTAACAAATTTGGTTTTGTTGATTTAGCGCCTATTCGCACCAAGCTTATACAAATCTGTGGGGGCGACCCAACATTTGCAGAATTGGATATGAAGATATACATATCTGCTTTTTGTCTCAATTCGTCGACGACGGAGTACTTCTCTAAAGATACACATCCAAACATGAAAGTCATAGACGCAGTATGTATGAGTATAGCAGTTCCCCTAATTTTTGCGTGTAGTAAGTATGAGGGGCGGACCTATGTTGATGGTGGAACCCAGGAACAATATCCAATTACACCCTTTTTAGATAAAAAACCACATGAAATAACATGTATAAAATTGAAAATAGAACGTGTATACCAGGAAGATATTACGTCACCAAAGCAGTATTTTGAAACTCTTATACGCTCAGCGCTTATGAATCGTGTTCAATACACTGATAGCTCTAATTTAATTGAAATAAATGTAGGTAATATCAACATTTTTGACTTCAATATGAGTTATGAAGATAAAGTTAGACTTTATAATATGGGATATGTTGCCGTTAAATAATTCGTTACAATTTTTTGTTAGTTTAATATAAATGTTAGATGCGTGCGATCCAAACGCAGAAATAGAAAACCTCAGACAATTAATCAAATTGAATACAGGTGTGGATATTAAACTCACAAGAAATCAAATATGTCAAGCGTACAATGAAATTCAGGAGGGTAAATTACCTTTACCACCACTTATCATGAGTTCAGATCGAACTTATCTCGTCGATAAGAGATCACCTTTGAGTCCTCGTGACTATGAACTCCTTTTTGATTCAACTACTAAACGTACCGATCTCAAGAGAATCGCACGTAAGGTTGATCTTAGGCAAGTTGAACAGATGACGAAAAGTCAAATCGTAGATGCTATTGGTAAGCGTCTACGATACATGAAAATCAACGAACCTATTAAGTTCGCGAAAAAGACAAAGATTTCGGTTAACCGTAACACAGCAGTGAATAACACAGCAGTGAATACCACCAATATAGAACCCAACTTGGGTCCAAACCTAGGTCCAAATAAGAAACCTAATATGGGTCCAAACCTAGGTCCAAATAAGAAACCTAATATGGGTCCAAACCTAGGTACCAATAAGGGACCTAATATGGGTCCAAACCTAGGTACCAATAAGGGACCTAATATGGGTCCAAGTGTGGGTCCAAGTGTGGGTCCAAGTGTGGGTCCAAGTGTGGGTCCAAGTGTGGGTCCAAGTAATTTAAATACTACCAAGAAGTCTCAAGTTTCATTCCCAACTGGTGGTCTTTTCAAGAAAGGTGAGAAACCAAAGTTTCTTAGTGAAACCACTAAACCAGTTCAAAACGTAGGTACTACGGTAAATCGACCGAAGAATTCTAAAGTTTCATTCCCATCTAGTGGTCTCTTTACGAAAGGGGGGAAACCAAAGTTTCTTGGTGGAAATCGACCAACAAACATCGTAGAACCAAAACCAACTGCTGAAAAGAAGGGTTTCTTCGCTAGTTTATTTGGTAAGAAAAATAACAAGGTTGTTCCAAAAACTAACAATGGTATTGTTCCAAAAACGAACAATGGTGTTCCAAAAACGAATAACGGTATTCCTAAAACGAATAACGGTATTCCTAAAACCAATAATGGTGTTCCCAAAAATAACAACGGTGTTCCAAAAACGAACAATAGTGTTCCTAAAAACAATAACTTGGCATTAAATTTGGCGGTAGCCCAAGTTAAGCAACTTGGTCTTAAGAGAGAACAAAAGTTTCTTTCGAATCTTGAGGTTGGTGGTGTTAAGCGTGAACAAGTGGTCGCTCAAGCGCAACAAGCAAAAAAAGAAGAAGATACTCTTCTTGGATTTTTTGATACTCTTAATTTAAATAACACAACTCGTAATTCATTTATTCGTCGTATGGCTACGGATGATTTTAAACAGCTTCAAACTGAAGCACAACTAAAGTCAGATGAAAAAGGTAATGTCGTTCGTTCAAATGAGGAAAAGATGACGATGTTTCTTAAAACGCTTTCACTTAATAATACTAATAAACAATCGTTTCTGAATCGAGCAAAACAAAACGGTTCGAACGTGAATGCACTCATCGAGGAGGCTAAAACGCTTGCAGGTACGCAACGAAATGAAAAAATTTCAAATAAACGTTCTGAATTTACAAATATGATTTCAAATATCAATTTGAGTCCCGAAGATAAACAGAGTCTACTCAATGAAATTAACAATAAAACAAATTTGACTACAATGAAAAATCGTGCAAATAAACTTGTACAAGAGCGAATGGATGAAAAGAAAAATCAAGTCACGTTAAATCTTCTCTCATTTTTGAAGCCTCTCAAGATTAGTGAAGAAAATAAGGTTAAGTTTGTTCAAAAGTTCAAAAACACTAATGTGAATATGAATACTATCCAAGCTGAAGCTCTCAATCTTGAAAAATCTCAAGCATCCAAGAATGATGATGTTCTTCGTAAACGTCTTCTAAATGAAGTTGGAAAACTTGAACTGAATGAAACAAGTAAACTGAATATAATACAAAAGTTCGATAATGGTAATAGAAACGTAAACAGATTGATTACCAATGCCAAACAACTTAAGGTGCAAGAGGCTGTTGAAAATGCTAATAATAAAAAGAATCAATATAATACATTTCTTAAAGGTCTCGTAGGTTTAACAAATGAAGATAGAGCACAATTACTTTCAAATGGTAAATTTAATGAGAATGCGGCCAGAGCACTTTCGGAAAAGCGACTCAAGAATACGAAGATTACAAATAAGCAAGAACTTTCAAAATTCCTAAATAACACGGGTCTTGTTGGAAATGATAAAAATGCTCTCATCAAGTTATTCAATAATGGTACATTAAATTCGAACGCTATTAAGACAAAGGCAGTTGAAGTATTTGAACAACGTAAACAAGAAGAACGAACTAGACTCCGCACAGAACTTACAACTAAACTTGGTGAACTTGAACTTAATGAACCCAGTAAACTGAATATACTACAAAAGTTCGACGCGGGTAATCTTAACGTAAATAAATTAGTTCGTAACGCGAGACAACTAAAGAATGACGAGGCTGCTAAAATCGCGACAGAAAAACAGGAACAACTTAATCGTGACGCCGCCAAGAAACTTGAAAACAATAAGTTAATAGCTACGAAGATTACAAATAAACAAGAACTGTCAAAATTCCTAAATAACACGGGTCTCGTTGGAAATGATAAAAATGCTCTCATCAAGTTATTCAATAATGGTACATTAA